CGGCGGGCCGGGACGCATCGGTACTGTGGGCTCCGTACCTGGCGACCGACAATGAGGTAGAGATCGTTCCGGTGCCCGAGGGCAAGGACCTGTCGTCGGTGGCGAACATTCCGGCGCTGCTTGACCAGGCCCGACCGTTCGAGGCGCCGATGCCGGGCCTTATAACGGTGGCGTCCCGGTACCTTCGAGCTAACCGGGACGGAACCCCGGGTATGCAGTTGTCCGACTTCGTGCTGTCCCCTACCCGGGTGTTGCAGTCGACGGAGGGTGCCTTGTCTTATGAGGTTTCCGACGGGCGTCGCACTCACCTCATCCTGTCGGCGGATCTGATGTCGAAGAACACGATGCGCCGGTGGTCGGCTGACCGGGGTCTGACGTGGGCCGGGTCCGACACTGACGTGGCGTTGGTTAGTTCGGCTCTGAAGTCCGCGTCTCTGTTTGTTCCGCAGGAGGGAGCCTCGGATGTTGCCGGGTTGAACGATAGCCACATCGTGTGGGACGGTGGGTCGATCGGCGACTCGCCGGTGCGGTACGTGCCGGGCGCCTCCAAGGTGAGTCTTGACATTCGAGTGTCAGAATCTGCTCCGGCGGATCATAGGCTGCTGTACGCTATGCGAGAGATGAACGACCACAAGGTTACTGATCCCATTCTGGCCTGGGCGGCGGCCGCCCCCTTCCGGTCCCTGTTGCCTCAATTTCCGATACTTAACGTGGCGGGAACGTCGGGGTCGGGAAAGACCACAACCGTCCAGGCCATCATCCCGACGCTGACCGGCAGTCACATATTTCAGACGTTGTCGAGCAGCACGCCGTACGCTGTAGAGTCGCTGGTTAACTCGACCAACGGGTTTCCTGTCGTGTTCGACGAGTACCGGCCCGGTGCCCGCACCGCTACCCTGGAGCGCCTGGAGCAGTTGGCTCGTGACGCCTACGACGGTCAACCGTCAGCCAAGTCAGCGGGCGGTGACCGGTGGAACGAGATCGCATACATCCGCACCGATGCCCCTATCGTTATAGCAGGGGAGCAGTCGATTACCGAAACGTCCCACGCCGAACGCATGATCCTCGTGCAGGTGCGTCGTCCCGGGGTTCGCTCAGCCGCCCACCAGCGGGCCCTGGAGTACATCAGGTCCGCAGCGGAGGGAGGGCTAGCGTTTTCGTACCTGTCGTTTGTGGTGCGGCAGGCCCAGGAGGGAGGGCGGTTACATTATCCCCCCGTCGGTGACTCGTCGCTGCCGGACCGTGTCCGGTACAACCTCGGGGTGTTGGATCTGGGGTGGAGGCTCCTCAACGACTTCCTGTCGTTGAAGGGTTCTGCCCCGCTGGAGGACCCGGACTGGTCCGGTGTGGTGGATACTACTGTCGAGGTCACGGCGACGAACCCGACGATAGATGCGTTGGAGTGGGCGTTGGGTGACCGGTTCGCTGGGGAGAACGTGTGGGTCGACGGCGACGAACTGATCGTGCAGGTCGCCGGGTTCGTGGCGGACGTGAAGCGTAGCGGGTCTTTTGTTCTTCCCGGAAACAACGGTAAAACGATATCGGATCTTCTTCAATCAGATTACGATGCCCGCCCGGGTAAGCGGATACCTCCGCTCGGATCGAAGCAGAAGCGGGTGTGGGTGATGTCGGCCGATCGCGTATTTTCCAGTGGAGTAGAATAGCACCATGTCTCGCCACCAAGATCTCATCGACCTGTCCGATTGTCCCCGCCTGTCGTGGGACCCTACCGAGGAGCAGGCTGCGCTCACTCGCACCGGCGAAGACGTCGATGTGTTCGAGTTGCATCACACCGGCGCCCCGGGTCCGGCTACTCTCACATTCGCAGGTAAGCAGGAGTGGCTTCTGTCGGTCGAACGGTACCACGAGGTCAACAAGGGCTGGTCCGATATCTTCTACCACGTGTTCGTGTTCGCCGACGGCGAGATCTGGATGGGGCGGGACCTGCGCCGCACGTCGCAGGCGAACCTGGCCGACGCTGTCACCGTTCACATCCCCGGCAACAGCCCGATCGTGACCGAAGCCCAGCACGAGTCGCTGCTGCGGATCGCCAGGTGGGCCACGTCGGTACCTGCTAATATTAGGGGTCACCGGCAGCGCCCGGCGTCTACCACGTGTCCCGGGGATTCCGGGATCGCTGAAGTGAAACGTCTCCGGGAGGAGCTGGCTATGCCCATTGACCATAACCACAAATATCACAACCTGGCTCACCTACAGGACGCCAAGGACGCCAAGGCCAACGGCCTGTGGGACGGATCGGATCCGGACATGGCTGCGTCCCGGTCTACCGTGGCTGTCATCGCTCAGCGGGCGCTACAAAAGGCAAACACGGCCGTAGTGTCCGGCCCCCCAGGCAAGGACGGTGTGTCCCCACAGATGGATGACATAGTTGACGCTGTACTGTCAGAATTGCGTAGGAGGATGCGGTCGTAATGAGCGAATTAGTGCAGGCCGAGCTGTTTGCGTTGGGTATCCTCACCCCGTTCATTCTTGCCACCGTCGCATGGATGCGTAGCGTGTCCACCAGCCTGGCCGCCCTGAAACTAGACGTGGCCGCCAACAGCGCCCGGCAGGACGCCACCCTCGACGACCACGAACGACGCATCACTAACCTCGAACACCCCGACCGTTAGGACCCTGATGAGCCCCGCCCCCAAGATCCTGTACTTCGATATCGAAACGTTCCCGCTCCTCGCCCACGTGTGGTCGCGGTTCGTAGACGGACCCGTCGTAGCCATCGAACGTGAATGGTCGATCGGCTGCATCGCCTGGCAATGGGAGGGAGGCAAAGTGCAGGTCCGGTCCCTCAAAGGCATGGACGTCCACGACGACACGCACCTGCTCAACGTGCTGTGGGAACTGTTCGACGAAGCCGACGTCGTCATCGGTCACAACGGCAACAAGTTCGACATCAAAAAGGTGCAGGCACGGTTCCTGCTCGAAGGGTTCGATCCTCCGTCGCCGTTCCAGTCGATCGACACGCTCGTCATCGCACGCCGCCACTTCGCTCTCACCTCGAACAAACTGAACGACCTGTGTCAGGCGCTCGGCATGGGAGAGAAGGTCGACACCGGCGGTTGGTCCCTGTGGGCCGGGTGCCTGGAGGGAGACGCCCGGTCGTGGGCCAAGATGGAGAAGTACAACAAGCAGGACATCGTGCTGCTCCGTGACCTGTACATGAAGCTCCGGCCGTGGGCCACCTCTCACCCGACGATCCACACGGCGGGATGCCCCGTGTGCGGCTCGGACCATATCCAGTCGAGAGGGACCCGCCGTGTGCAGTCCCTCACGTACCGCCAGTTCCAATGCATGGAATGCATGGGCTGGTTCAAGTCGGCGAAAGCAACCGACGACGTAAAGCCCGCATACAAGAGCGCCGTCCGGCGCTGATCGGAGAACACAATGTTCACTCTAAACCTTAGCGACACCTACCAGCGTGCGCTTCGCACGTTCGCCCAGGCGTTCATCGCCGCTATCCCAATTTCTGACAGTGGACCGTCAATAACGGCGTTCGTAGAGTGGGAGCTGTGGTCCGTGGGCCTCGGCGCCGCCGCCCTGTCGATCGTGATGACGTTCGCCCGGGACCGCAAATGACCGACCTGGAACGAACCGAGCTAGCAAATTTAGAGTTTAAGGGAGCCACCGAGCCCCGCAAACTTATGGACATCCTCACCGAGTTCAACGAGGAATGGGGCGGCGACGACGAGGTTATAGTCTCTACCGTCGACACAGAGAACCCCGAGTCGTGTGAGTCGTGCCAGTAAGGATACTGTAGCTGCGGACCACGTCTCCGTCACCGCCGTTGTGGCGGGGGCGGAGGCGTCTCCGTAGCAGTCACTCTCCGAGTACGCTGGACAGGAAACGGTCGGAAGTTGAGTCGGTGCCGGATGCCCCGAGGGCGGACCGGCCCCCCGTGCTGGGACTGTCGCCTACCCACCAGTTGCTGGCTGACATGCCTTCCGGGTAGTAGTCTTTTGTTTCCCCGGTGCGGGAGTTTCGCAGCGTGTACACGCCTTCGAGGGGTAGCTGCCCGGCTTCGATCCATTCTGATGGTTCCCGGTACGGGTCGTTGGGGTTGGCCTGGTTGTATGCGTTTTTGTGGGCACGGCTAAGCGACGTCGTGGACGGGTTGATGTTGGCGCCCTGAGCTATCAGCCAATCCCTCGCGACAGAGACCGTCACGCCAGGGAATCTGTGCGGCACGTTACGATATTCGTACGGTTCGCCCTTGCTGGTCAGGAACTGGTCGTCGGGGTGGAGCCGGTTGTATTCGACCTTTACGAGAACGGTAAGCGACGGGTCTCCGGTGAGCGCCGAGAAGACACCTAGCTCCTCGGCCAGGTCCGTGCCCCGGGATTCCCGGCTCGTGTACGTGCCGTCCGTCTCGTACTCGTGTCCTTTTCCCTCTACGGACGCGGCCCACTCGGCGTACGAGTACGGGACGCCGTCATTATCGAGGAACGGTTCGTTGGGGTTGTCTCGGTTCCAGTGGGCCTTGGCCCGGACGGAGGTGGAAGGGTCACCGGACGGGGTGAGCAGACCGTTCTGTTCGGCGTATTCGAGGCGGCGCAGCTTCAGTTCTAGGCCGCTGGTGTCCAGACCCGCCGCCCGGTCTGCCTCAATGTTTTCTTCCAGGATGTCTCGCTGAGGTCGTGCCCCGGATTCGGGGGTGTCCCAGGAGTCGACGTCGGCTCTACGTAGCTGCTCCACGGTAGCCGAGTTAGGATATTCATCCTCAAGAATATTGAGAACTTCGGCCTGCAACGCCGACATGTTGTTGTTGGCTTTATCGGGACCGTACCCAGATACCCGCATACCAATAATGTTGGACAGGATAAACGCTTCGCGTCCCAAATCTTCTTTGGTGATTGTCGATTCGGTGTTGCCGAGAAACCCTACGCCCTCGCCCTCTGTGAGTTTTTTGACGGCGCTATCTAGCTGCGTCCATGCCGGACCGACGAGGGCGTCGACGGCGGCACGCCACCATTCCTCATCTCCCTTGGAAGTGGGGGCACCGGTGAACGGGTCGACCCCGGTCACGGCCTCATTGATTAGATCTATGAAGGCTTTGGGTCCGCCGGACGTCAGGTTCATCCAATCGGAGGCGGCTTCCCTGGCGCTCATGTTGCCCGCCAACATGTCGGGTATTTTCAGGAACGGTTGAAGCGTGTCGGCTGCTGCGGAGAACGGGGTCTCGAACCCGCCGACGAGTCCCGTCAGCCCTAACGGGTCTACGAGGGAATCGAGCCGTTCCGACGAGTAGCCGGGCTGTAACACGCCGAGACCCGAGTCTTTGGCCTGGCCCATAGCGCGCTCGATGGAGCCGACCCGGCCCGGGTAGCGGGCTAGCGCCCACAGTTGGAACCCGGTGTTCTTTCTCATAAACGTGTAGAACCGTGAACCGTATTTGAGCGCACGCTCGATGCCGGTGAGGTCGCCGTAGTCGAATAGGGTGTGGCGGACGGACTTTGCCGCCTGCGCCGTGGACAGGCCCTGGTCTAGCTGATGGATGTAGTGGGCGAGGCGGGCGTTGTCTTCGATGGCGTTGCCGAGGGCGCGGCCCGACGTGATTAGTTTGTTGTTGCCGAGCGCGTGCAGCCATCCGGCGGCGTCGTCGGATATGGTGAGGTCCTCCATGAGACCGTTTAGTATTTCGTTGTCGGATGCCGACAGTAGCCTGTCGGCGTTTCTGGAGGAAAGTCCCTTGGTTTGCCGCAGAGCTTCGTCCAACGGTATGCCTTCTACCAGAGCAATCCGGTTGGCTTTAGCCAACATTAACTGTAACCAGGCTGCGTCGGTGTACGCTTTGGGATTTACTATTCCCTTGGCGGCGTTGAGCAGGATGTTTCCTAGCCCGTTTCGGGAGTGGAATCCTACGCCGTCGATGAGCGGCGACGTCGCCCACGATCCCCAAATTTTGGATTGTTCCTGCACCACCTCCATGAACGCCTTTAACTGTTTATCGTTTCGGACTACGGCGGCCACCTCGTCGAACTGGTCTCTCACGACTTCCGGCACGAATACCTCACCCGAGGGGGTGTCCAGCTTTACGTATACTTCTCCCTCCGCACGTCCCTTGTTGACGATAGTGAGGTCCGCTTCGCTGGGGTTTCGTAAAACTACGGGAACGCCGTCGACGAGCGTTTCGGACATTTGTTGGAGTCCGTCGTCGAGGACGGCCCCCTGGAACGACTTGGCGCCTCGGGCCTGGAACGCTTCTATTACCCCGGAGGTGAAGAACTGGGTACCTTCCGGAACGTACATGGCGAACCGTTCGTTGATCTGAGTCAACATGAGTTCGGACATCGCTTCGGTGCGTGACTTGTGGAACCCGAACTCGCCACGGCCAGCGGCTGCGTCCGTGAACCCCATAGTGCGTCTGATGTTGGCAGGGTTTTTGTGAAGCGCCGACATTCCTTCCCTGGTGAGGACGCGCGGGAAGTAATGTTCTACCATGTCGTCGAGCCCGGCTGCAACGGCGGCGGTGTTTAGTTCGGTTCGGACGGTAACGGCTACTTCCGCATAGTCGGCTACGGCGTCGTAGCCGTCGTCCCGGAGTTTCTGTATTGCCCTAACGGCGTGGTCCGCTGCGCTTAGGTCTCCGCCGATGCCTCCTTCGAGGACCTGACGCACCATAGTGTCGGCTTCTTCTATGGCTTCGTCTATGGTCGATGCGGACCTCAACTGGGGGTGACCGCCGCTAATCAAAGATTCGGCTGCGGTGGTTCGAGGGTTTAGCAGTTTGCGTTCGATGTCTTCGACGAGGCGCGCTGTTGTTCCTCCGAGCTTTACCCGTAGCTCGTCGACCATGCGTTCCATGCGGGGGGATAGGCGACGTATGGCTGCCCTGGGGCTTATTGCCCCGAGGACGGCCCGTGCGGCCCTGGGGACGGCTCCTACGACGGGTGCCCCCATTAGTGCGTCGCCGATGCTTCCTCTCGTTTGAGTGGCGTACCATCCGGTTTCTTCGACGAGGTCCTTGGGGCGGGGTTTCGGTTTGACCAGCGGCGGGGCATCGTATTTGGTTGAGAGCGGCGGCAGCGTGGGTGATTCTGACATGATACTGTCAGATATCTTTGTGCCAGTGGCCGCCGCATCTACGCGGTCCCATACGTCATCGGCTATTCCTTTGACGTGACGATAGTACGAACTGGAGTGCGGGTTGACTACTTCGTTGGCGAACCCGGTAGGGATAATGTCTTCCGGGTCCCCCTGAAGGACGTGTTCTATTGCGTCGTGGTAAATGTCTCGGGCGCTGCGCCCTATAAACACGTCCGGGTCCATCATGATGTTGTCGAAGTAGACGTCCCATTGTTCCCCCGCTACCCCGGCGAACGGTCCTCCTCCGTGGGAGTTGCCGTCGGAGAAGTTCTCGTACACGTCCCAGTCGACGGCAGGGTCGTAGATGTCGGCGTCGTGTGCGCGGGCAATCGCTTGTTCGACCTCCCTGACGCTGGTGGTGGGGGTGTCGTCTAGGTTACGTTTAGCGATCTCCAACACTTTGTGGAGGTAGTCTGTTCCTGTTACGTCGACCGCCGCATCGGCCGCGGCTCCTGCAAGGTTTCCGCTCTCGTCTATTCCTTTGACGCGACGGTAGTACGCGCTGGTGTGCGGGTTAATCACTTTGTAGGCGATGCCGGTACCAACGATACCCTCCACGCCCGACCCCCGCTCCTTCCCGAGCATATCCTGAACGTAGTCCATAGCTGCGGCATGAATCGACCGAGGACTGTCCCCTATAAACGCCTTAGGGGACGCTTGAATGTTCTCCATGAAGCCCGAAAAGTGCTCGTCCGCTGCGACTGACAGGAACGGACCCCGCCCGACCGTCTCTCCGGTGTCGGAGAACACGTCCCAATCTATGTTCGGATCGTACGCGTTCGGGCTTAGGGCCTCATCAACTGCGGCTAAAACCTCATCGACGGTGGTGGAAGGAGTGTCGTCTAGGTTCCTCAGACCTGCCGCATAAACTTCATCAAAGTATCGTTTTCCGGAAATCTCTGTTGGGTTGGCGGCCGTGGCCGCCTCCTCGGCCAACGTACCCGGACGAGCCGGAGAGCCAGCAGCCGCCGCCTCCTCGGCGGCATCAAACAACGTAGGAGACGTGTACACGGTCCCATCCGGCATCGTTACCGGACGATTCGGAGAGCCAGCCGCCGCCGCATCCGCCGCCGCCTTCGCAGCGTTCGCTTTGTTTATTTCGGCGGCTTCGGCGAGCGCGGCACGATCCCACCGGGCACCGGCGGACATCGGCCCGGAGGCGTTAGGGGCAAGCTCGTCGTACTGTCGCCCGAACCGGGACCGGGCACGGTTAATAATAGGATCCAGCGGGGTCGGAACGCCGCCGCCCGCCACGTTAATGTACCGGTTCGGGTTAGAGATAGCGTCGACCTGGCCTCTAGCCCGCTTCAACGGGTTACGTGCCCCAGAGGTGTGGTGAAGAATGTACTCGAACACGTCGGCGCGTTGAGCTGCCGTCAACGCCATCAGCCCGCCCCGCTGCACAGCGGCACGCGCCCCGGCACCGCCTACTTCTTCTACTGCTTCGAGCCCGGCTCTTGCTTTGGCTCCGGCACCTAACCCCACCCAAGACGACGCGTCTGTGATCGCCAGCCCTACCGTGTCCAGGAACCCTACACCGTACCCGGCCGACTTCTGAAAGAAACCGGAGGCGTCGTCGAACTCGCCGAAGTTGGAGTCCAGGCCAACCATTTCACGTGCGTTGATTATGCCGTCGCCGTCGGTGTCTATCTTGTCTCGCAGACCGTACAGGTCCTCGTCTTGGCCTCTACCGGCGAAGCCACGTCCGATGGAAGCCAGCATGTTTGCGGACTGGTCCGAGTCGTCTGCGATAGCTAACGCTAGTGCCGTGTTGAATCCTTCTCCCACCCCCGCCAAATATTCGAGAACGTCGCCGATACCGTAAATACCCATAACCCGGCCCATTGCCCGCTGGAACAGGCTCGGGTCGTCGGGCATGAATTCTTTAGCGCCGATTAGGCCCGTGGTTTGTAGCAGGTCGTCGGTCCACAGATCCTCGAACCGTTTGAGGTGATACCCGACAAATTCTTGCATGTCGGTGTCTTGTTGCCGGGAGGCGGCGTCAAATAGTCGTCCCAGTCCCTGAAGGGTACTTCGCAGATTGTCCTCGTCGACCCCAGATTCTGACTGTACCGTGTCAATAGCGTCCATAATCTCTGAGGCTTCGTCAGTTATTTCCGGGTCAATAGGTGCACCCGCCCCCGACAAATTGGATAATGCGTCCCTATCGGTTTGCGTAAAATATTTACTTGATATTGCGCCGGAGTCGGTCGACGGGGTCGACGGAGGAGGCAGGGTGGTAGTCGGTGCGGGGGCCGGGGCCGGGGTCGGTGCCGGGTCCGGCAGATCCGGCTCGGTCCCGTCGACGGGGTCGCCAGTGTAGTATTTGTCACCGATGGTAGCCACGGGCTATCCCTCCCATGTAGTTGTTGGTTGATTCCAGTCGGCAGTAGTTGCTGGTTTCATCCAGTCGGCATTATTTCCCGCAGGGATGCTTGCACGAGACGAGGGTCTACCGAATCGTTTGGGGGTGGCACGCTGCACCGAACCGGCTGCCCGGCGGGCGGCACTAAGTTCTGGATTTGTGCGCTGCATCTGGTCAATAAACGCAGGCTCCCAGCGGCGCATCCACGGGTTGAGGAACGCCAGAGCGGTATCCACGTCGAGACCGTAATCTCCGTCGGGCGCTACGAGAATTCCTACGATACCATTAACCGCTTGGGTCATCGTGTTGCCGCCCCGCAGAGCGTCACGGAACATATCGTCGGCGTAGGTGTTTACTCGGTTACCTATAGAAGGGTAAGCGGAGAAAGCATTTAACAACAATCCTGTTTCTTCTTCGGACAGGTCGATGCGGCCCATTCCTACTTCCATGTCCGGCCCTACCCTGGAATTATCCCATGCCGGTGTTCCTTCCCGGAAACCCCAACGCCCCTCAGTCATGTCGTCCGGGGTTAGATCGGGGATATTTATATTATTCGCGGCCAATGCGGCACGACGGGCCGCCTCGGCTTCCGCCAAATCTTTGCCGTACTGGTCGAGCGCGTAATTGGTGCCCGCCACCAGACGTTCTTGCCCGGCACCGTACCGTTCACCCATGTATTCCTGTTCACGTCCACGGCCGGACTCGAAGATCGCCCGCTGAGCTTCAGCGTACTTGTGTGCATCCGCCGCCGGGGCACCGGACGTGGCAGTCAGAGACGCCATCGCCTCCGGAGGAAGCTGCACGGGGTCGGCGCTGACAGCGGCGGACGCCGCCGCAGCCAAGTCCTGGGTAGGTTTAACCGTAGCCTCTTTGGCTTTGTATCCTTCACGGCCACGCGCAGCGATGTTAGCTACCAGGTCGCGTTTTTCACGTTCCGCGCTGGTGCCAATAGTTTTAGCCATAGTTAGTACTGGTCCTGTATTTCGTCCGTCGCCGCTGTAGTGTCGGACTGGACTCGGGCATTAAGACGATCGGTTTCCAACTGGGTTAACTGACGATTCAGTTCCCGTTGTCCCGCTTCGTGTTGCCGTTGCGCCTGGTACGATGCCTGCTCCGACTCGTAACCTAGTTGGCCGGTACGCTCCGCCTGCTTTTTGAGGCGGGTACCGGACCGGGTCAGGCCGCGGTTCTCGAAGTCGGTGGCTATGCCTTCCATCGCACGGTCGGTTGCACGAGCGTACGTGTCGGAGCGGCGGCGGGAATCTTCTTGGAACAGTTCCTGCCGCAACGACATCTCGTCCTCTACCTGACCGATACTGACCCCGATACTGTTCAGGTACGCGGCGTACGTTGGGTCGATTTCGGCCTGAGCGTTATCTTCCGCTTCCAGAACCGTGTCGGTGATGTCGTCCCGTATGGTGGATTGCGACCCGTCCGGGTTAGTAGACGGTTTGTCTAGCTCCGGAGTTATTCGGCCCATGAGTAACCCGGTGTGTTCCGGTTTCAGTGGATCGTTGAGACCAAGGTCGCCGGTGGCCCCATAGCCTTTAACGATTCCGGCGTCGACGAGAGCCTGCGAGGCGGTAGCTAGGTCGTCTCCTGGTCCCGCCAGTCCGAGGGCGCGTGCGATCATGGTGAACGCTTGGCCCCGGGTGATTATCTGGTTGGTGCCGAACTTTCCTCCGCCGACACCGACCGTGATTCCGAGGTCGGAGAGGGTCGAGGCGACGCCTCCTAGATCTCCTGTGTCGGAGAACTTGTCGTTGCTGGTTGGTGTAGTCAACCCGAGCGACGCGAACAGCGCAGAAGCAAATTCGCCTCGGGTTTGCCCTACGGGTGCCGCGGGCGTAGGTGTAGGCGTGTACGTGGTCTCGGGCGGAGAGGTAGTCTCAGCCTGGTACGGCTCGTAGTATCCCAGACCTGGTGCTCTTGCCATAATTATTCCTGTTCGTCTGTGTCCGCCGCCCTGCGGGCCGACAGTTCGATTTGCATAGCGAGCACGGCTACATGCCCTTGAATCTCCGGTGGGGCGGCCTTGAGCGCTTCTAAAAGCTGGGCGTCGGAAAATGTGAGGGGGGTCGAATCGGTCATGGGTACATCATATCAGATAGAAACCTAGAGGGACTCTCCGCATCAGTCATTCTCTAACGCATCAACCCGTGTCATTGTCTCTTGAAGCTTCAACGTCAGCACAGCGATGAGCGCGGTGTCATCTGGAGAGAACTCGGTCGCCAGAATCATCGTGTCATCTCGCCCGTACAAGTCCTCCAGCCCGAAGCCCGCCCGCTTCAACGGCAACAGGCCAGCAGTATCGCCAGCCTCAGTCTTGTCGGGAACAAGCGTGTGCCCGCCAACGATCTCGGTCACGTCGCCCGTCGAATCGACATAATGGTCGTTCGGATGGAACGTGATCGGCTTCAACGACATAAACGCCTCGTCCGACATGGCGAAATCTTCGATGCCTGACTTGAACTCGTAAGACGATGTATTAAAGCCGAGGCGTTTCATCGTGACTCCAGCGACCGCCACCGTAGAGAGCTTAGCTGTGGTTCCTGTTAAACCGCCGCACTCGTTGGAGATGCCGACATAGCCGTTGCCGCCTGAGCCTCCGCCAGTTGTGGTGGCGTTGTTCGCACCGAACGCCACGATCCCGTCCGAGTCGAAGAGCTGAGTGTAGGTGTCAGCGTCGAATTTCAGGAGCCACTGGTTGTCTACGTCGTTGTAGATGCCGCAGATCTCGGTGCCGTTGCCCATGAACACTTGCTGACCGTTGATCGAATAGCCCTCGTAGGAACCTGTGCCCGTGCCTACAGTCTGCACCGAACCGTAGGAGCCAGTGACGGGACCGATGCCATCGTCGCCCGAGCTATTGACAAGGAACGACGTTGAGGCACGCACGCTGCCAACGACTTCGAGATTGGTGTCAGGAGAGGTGGTGCCGATACCGACCTTGCCGTCAGACTTGACAGTGATCTTCTTGGAGTCGCCCGCCCACAGACTCATGTCGTCTCCGACAGCGCCGATACCAACGTACGTGTTGCCAGAGGTCGTACTGTCCTTGAACGACATGCGGGCGGTGGCATCGGTTGACTCAACGAGGATGCCGTTGTTGTTGGTTCCAATGTTGAGGTGCAGCGGCACGGAGGGTTCCGTGGTGCCGATGCCGACCTTTCCAGCAGAGTCGATCGTAACCCGGGCCGTAGCGTTAGTAGCGAACGACAACGCGTTCGCACCGGACCGGTACATGCCTGTATCGGGATCATCAGAAAAAGTATACGAAGGGGCGGCCGCCGACCCGGCAACAGCCCGTAACGGTTCGAGTATATTTCCAGATATGGTGACGTTGCCCGCGAAGTCCGCCGACCCGGCAGCACCATCAAGCTCGAACCCGGACGTGGCCGCCAAATAGTTGTTGGACTTTATATCACCCTTCGCCGTAGTAGTTCCGTTAATAAACACGTCGCCCTGAAACGTGTAAGTACCGGCGGCATCGAACGTGATGTCGCCGTCGTCGTTCGAGGCGGTAACAACGAAACGGTTAAGGAACTCCTCGACCTGCTGATTCATAGAATCAGCTATACCAACCGCCTTGGCCCGGGTACCCGGAGACATGCCCGGATTTATAGACCGTATAGTCTCATCCCACGACGACTGATAACCAAACGTCCTACCACTCATCGAGGATCGTCCTGCTCATCGTAATACACTTGTACCGTGTCGAGAGCCAGATTGTCGTACGTGACCCGGATCCTGAACCGGGTACCGAACTGGGTAGCAGGCAACGCAACAGCTACCCTACGCTTATATGGAAGATTACCGGACGTGTCGTTCCATCCGGAAGTAGTAACCGTCTGAGACGTTATAGAATCCTCAGCTACGGTAGATTCGGTGCCCAGAACGGTAGCGTCGATCTTTAGCTCCGGGGCAGAATAGTTACCGCCCTTCCAGTAGTCGAGATCTATGACTACCTTAACCGGACGAACAATGTCTCCCTCTCCTGCAACAGTTTCCCCCAGATCCACGATCACTTCTGTACCGGCACTGACCCCGTTGTCGTTAGTTAAAGCCACAGACAACCCGTCCCCGGAATTGGCGGGTCGGTTGAGGGTCACATTGCGGGAATAGATTTGCCAAGTCGTGCCCTGGTCTACTAACGCATACATCTCTCCGGGTCTACCAGCCGTAAAGAACACGTCCTGTACGGCTGCCGTGTTGTGCAGCCAACGAGACAAGTTGAACACGTCATTGACCCACTCGACTGCCACGATAGTAGTATCGTCGCTGTTGTTGCGTCCCGGCATAAAGAACGTGCGAGACGTCTCGTCCGATATCGCTTCCTGCGGCTGAAACGCAGTATTAGGTCGTATCTGTGTAGAAGACGGATACGCAGTAGGAGACAAATACTCCAACGCTGTAGTTTCCACAAACGACGGAGTAGCCACGCACACGCCTTTACCCGTAGGGTTCAGGAAAAACAACTGGTTATCTAACACAACCGCAGAATTATAATCCGGGACCATGTCTCTACCTAGTTCTCGCAGGGTGCCGTTCTCCGGGCTAGATCCGGTCAACACCATCCACCGGTTATCTTTGCGAGCTATCAGCAAAGCGTTCTTCACCGCCCACATGCCGGTTACGGCACCGTTCTCTGACCCGGACGCTGCGTTTATGTCAAAAAACGATGCGGTCTGAAACGTCGTGTAATCGGCGGCGTCCGAATAGTAGACGCGGCCCGGGAAACTGTTAATCGAATAAGCGTACGTGCGGTCCCGGTACACAGTGGACTGTACCCGGATCGGAGGAACCCCGGACGCTGCGAACGTCCCCGGAGTGCCGGACCCGGCTACCGCCAGATACGGACCCAACGCCGTCAACGAAAACCCGTCGTTCCAAGTAGACCAGTGAGTGCCGTCGTCCCATTCGGGCGGCTGAAACTTTGCAGTATACCCGTGCTCGGCGTCGACGACAGCGCCGGACGCCATAGTGCCGGTAGCCAACGGAACAATGTCGTACGTGAAATCGTTAGAAGAACTCGCATCCGAGAACCCGATCAGTAAACCTTCGGCGTCGTCGGTGTCCCGGTACCATTGCAAAGCCATAGGAGTATCAGCAGACGGGTCGGATACCCGCCCGCCGGTACTGATAGCAAAGTCCTTCCACCCGGGCCGGGGACCGAGCGTACCGTTCTCGTACACCTGAGCGTTCTCCGAATTGTACTCCATAGTGGCCGGATCGGCGGACCCCGAAGAACCCTGACGCCACTCCTTAAAAGTGCGTACAGCCATCAAACGTACCAGTCGCTACGAGCCTTGATCTTCATGTTAGCGGTAGACCTACGCACCTCGTCCGAAGCGATACGGGACCAGCGGCGACGCTCCCGATCCGCCATGCCGTACAGGTCCGTGTCACGGATACGTTGCGCGACCTGCACTAGAGCGACCGCCACCAACCAATCAATGTACCGGTCCGGCAGGGACGGAGTGTCGGTGTCACCGGACAGTGCCGTCTCCACCGCAGAATAAATATGCTCAACGGAGTAAACACCGTCAGGTACCGGAAGAAAATGAATAGCATCTTCCTCAATGTAGAACCCGACCGGAGCCCCGCTATCGTTAAAGAACTGGGCGGCGTCCCTCGGCTGATATTCGACCAAATCTCGGTTCTCGTAACGCAACCGGATCGTCTTCTGCCACGCAGCGGAGGGAGTATACGCCTCCTGATCGGCTACGGTGCTAAGCGTCTGAGATGCCTGATTCCACGGCCAATCGTGTTCGGCGGACAAGTTACGCAGCGCACGGTTCACGACCCGGTTCATGGTGGCGTCCGGAAAACGGGCGTCGTCCGCCGCCAAACCGGCCGTCTCAAGTATCTCTGTACGAATAGTCTGAAGCTGCGTCGACATGTATGTATCCTATCAGAAAGAGAAGTTCGTCTGCGTAACGCCCAAAGCCTTACCGGCCTCGTGGTAAAACTTAGAAAGAGCGTCGGCGGTAGCGTCCGCAGCGGCCGACTCACGGGCCGCCTCCTTGCGGTCGTTCTCCAACATCATCCGGTCGTACTGCTCCAGCGCAGAGTTACCTTCACGGTGCGTGTCGGCCGACACCAGATTCTGAATCAACGAGAACAGGGCCGAATCGTTCAACTCGGCGCCCGGAGGACCCGACATGATAACGACGTGACGGTTCGGCAGGTTACGTTGCGGTTCGTGACGCAGAACCTCCCACCGTTGAGACGGTCCGTTGTTGAAAGCCAACACCAGATCCGGGTCGCCGGACCAGCCCAACGGGGCGTAGCCGTGATGCAAATATTCGGAATACCTGTCGGCGTCCTGCTGGCGGGAATAAATCTCATCGAGTTGGGGCATCCCTAGATTGTAGCAGAACGCAGAAAGCCTGCCCCGTCGGAGGCAGGCTCTCTGGTATTACTGTGCCGGGTGAACGGCTGGGTGAATCAGTGACCGATAGCGAAGATCTGAACATCGACAACACCGGACTGATCCGACGTGTTACCCGCCTGAGCTTCGATACCGGAAGTACCGTCCTCGACACCAACGACCAGCTTGCTGGTCGAAGCATCCCAAGAAACCTTCTTGGTGAACACGAGCGAGGAAGCAGCGCCAACAAGCACGCCCTCAATCTCGATCGGCATTTCCAAGTCGCCCTTCGCAACGGCCTCGCCGCCGGTCGGGTAACTCGAATCGAAAGCAACCGTGCCGAGCCAGTAGCGCTTGTCGCCCATAACTCCGGAAGCCTGCTTGGTGAATGTAAGAGCCATGATGAAACTTCTTTCCTGTCCGGGCCGGGGAGCCGAAGCCCCCCGGCGACAGACAAATAGGCTCAGACGGTGAGGGTCGTGAGCTTGCCGTGAGCGTTACGGGCATCCGTACCGAACTCGTGGTACTTGTACAACGTCGCCTCGTAGGCATCGGTGTTAGCAACACGGCTCAGGACGCTTCCGTCACGATCCATGAAACCCCAATCGGACATGACCCAATGGGTCAGGCGGGCGGTGTTCACAAGGAACGCCACACCGTCGAGCGTATCACGCTCGGCCCACAATGGGATCTCGCCACGGCCGGTCTGAACGGTGATGGCATTGAAGCCGCCCTTCAGTTCGACAGTGTTGCTAAAACGCTTCTGCGACTTGAGAGTCGCAGCGAACGCACGAGCAGCCTTGTGGCTGGTCACGATCAGGTTGGGATCTTCGCCGCAAGCGAGGTTGATCTCATCCATAGCCGTCTCGAACACGCTGTCGGTCGGAGCAGCAGAAACTGCCGACTCGTACGACTGCCAGATGGGGGAAGCGGTGCCCGAAATTCCGTGCAGCCAGACAGGAGCCTGACCATCGGAAGTACCGGCGGTACCCGCAGCGTTGGAGACGATGTCTTCGAGGCCGTGGATCTCCTGAGTGGCATCCTCGGTCGCCTTCGACGTGATGGCAGCGCCACCCATCGTAACGCCCGCACGGACAACCCAGTCACCGGCATCGACAGCGGCATTAAGCGTGCTATAAGTGACGGTCTTGGCCGAAATGTCTCGCGAGGCAACCGTGTACACGCCGCCAGCTTCGACTGCGAAGTCACCGTCGTAGAAGTCGAACGTCTGTCCGACTTCCTGGCGGCGAACCTCGGCCTCGGTGGCAAAGGTAACGGTGTTGGTCGAAACCGAAACAACGGTACCGATAACGCCCGAGTTGGGTGTGTGGAGCTGACGGTTCACGTCGCGCTTCAAGTCAGAAACGATGCCCTTGGACTCCGAATCGATCGCACGAGTGAACGAGCCACGATTGGACTTCATCCCTTCGATGATCGGACCGGTGACCTGAATGCGTCCGTAGTTGAACTTGACCGGAATACGGGCCGTGGTGTACGCCTGCTGACCAGCGGTCGGGAGGGTACCCGACTCTGCGCGGGCGCCAACGCCGGTGTTGCGTCCGGTGTGGAGACTGAGGACAGCTTCCGAACCTTCAACGTCACTGGTGTTCTGCTCGACCTGAGCCAACAGCATGATGCTGTTATTCAGTTGCTCGCGAATCGCGGGCTGATAATCTTCTTTGAGTGCAGCGTCCGCTGCGCTAAAATCAAGAGCCATTATGGCGTCTCTCTTTCTGGCTTAGAGCCATAGTTAGGATGTTTGTTTGCTTCCCGGGTCCGGCCCGTTCCACCACGAACACCCAGTCCAGCCAGGCGGTCTGAAATAACTATACCACACCCGCAGCGAAAGCTCTCTGTCACTCCCCGTAAGTAGCCCGGAGACGCTCCTCCATCGACGACCGAGCCTCAGCCAACGTCTTAGGCGG